GCCAGATTTGGACAAAATCCCAAAACGTGCGTCGGTTGATATGGTCGCCATATTAACGCATTCACCTGATGCCATGAACGAAAAGCCTGAACGTCTGTTCTTGAGATAGGACATACCATAACACCGTTCATCTGCAACGCATGCGGCCCAGAATATGAAAAAGAGACGGTTTGCTTCTCTAAAATCTGGCTGCCCAACATCAATCTTGGACCACTGCAAGTACATATAATGAGTGCCAGTAATGTAAGTAGGAATGCTTTTATTAAAATACCAAAAACCTTCTTCTCTACGAGAGAACTCATTGTCAATATAATCATACCATTTTTCTTTAAAGTCATCAGGATATTCTCTCCAATCAAACACTGTTTTTATTCTACGTAATACTTTAGGATAATCAAATCTAGTCCATTTGTTTTCTTTAAACTCATGAATTTTATTTGGTTTAGGTAAAGCTATTTTAAGATTTTGAATTTCATAAATCTCTCCAATTTGTCCAGTTTTAGATATAACAATCATATCATGATCATCATTATATCCATACTCCCATTTTTTATACCTATTCATTCTGTTAAGAACTTTAGGTTTAACATGGTCAGGTAATATTTTGTATAAAGTTTGTTTATACATTATTTAGATCTTCCTTCAGCAAAACCACGAAATGTAGTTTCTTTTTTAATTTCTTTAGGTTTTTCGTCTAGCATGTTTTGTTCTTCTATAATACGGTTGTGTATTTCAAAAGCATCAAATATACATAGTTTTTTAGTTGCCGCGGCGTTTTTAAGCCTGTCAGCTGATATATCTTCATCTGAATCTACAATAGCTTCTTTAGCAACTTTAATAAGTTCCTCAACTGCTATGTGCCCAGCTTGGATTATATTTAACTTCGTTTCCTTCGTATTCATATTTTATAATAATATCATTTGATTTCATACAATAAAGACGTTCTCCGTCTACAATAAATTCCCACTCTCCATTAGGTGTATAACCTACTAAGTCTCCAGGGTTAATATCTTTATGTTTTAAGCTGTTGTTTCCGTATTTTAATATACCAACAAGGCTTTTTTCTTTATCAGTACTTAGATTGTCTAAGTTTTTTATAGGTTGTATAAAGCATCTATCATTAAACGAATTCCAACCATTTTTATTTTTATACAAATAAACTTGATCTAAAGAGCAAAAATATAAATTATCTTTAAAAAAAGATCTACTTTGTTTTTTTTTACCTTGCATATTATAAAACACTCTAAAAACATTTTGATGTAATATAATAATATCACCTACTTTAACACCTGTGCTATAAGCTAAAGGAATTTGTTTCACTATAGCATGTCTATTAACAAATTTAAAACTTTCTATTTTAGTATTAAGAATAAGTTTTTTTTTATCAACATTTATTTCATTACTATAAGTTTCACCTAAAGGTTCTACAATAAAATCATACAAACTTTTCATTAATATTCTAAGTCATACTCAACAGATATAGCCATGTTAGAATTAAATTTTTTCCATGGCAATACCTCGTTGTTTTTTTTAATATATATATTATAAGATTTATCCGTGTCGTTTAAAAGTATATGAGATATTTCATGTCCACCATATACTTGTTGACCTACAGCATAATGCATAGCATCATTTTTATAATCTGATCCAATGCTTATTTTTCTAATATTATTTTGCATCTTCTTTTTCGATGTCTGTGTAACTTCCATCTTGTAGATTGATGTTAATTTGACCGTACTCTTCTTCTAGTTCTTTTTTAGTAGAATCAATTTCTTTACTTAAAGCTTCAATTTCTTTTGATACATTACTTTTTTGTATTTCAAGAACACCTACCGTTCTAAGCATTTCATTTAATTTACCTTGTTGATCTTGCAATAACTTTAACTGTTCTTCAGTTATCATTGCTTTTACTGTTTCTTCTGATTTTTTCATTTGATTTAATTTTAATTGTTATTGTTTATTTATTTATTTACCTACTATTATATCAGCTGCTGCTACTGTTGTTAACGATGTAACGTAATCTACAGCTACTGGTAATATTGATCCTGCTTGAACTCCTTTAAATGTTATTGCTTGAGCAGAAACTGGCACACCATCGTTTACAGCTGTTATAGTAATTGTTGCGTTTGTTCCTCCAGCGCCATTTACAGTAACTATATCACCTACATTATAACCGCTACCAGCTGAATTACCTATAGTAGGATTAGTTATAGCACCTCCAGCCACTGTTGCGTTTATAGTTAAATCTTGCGCCATGTTATTAGAGCATGTTGTATTTAAGTTAGTTTGCGCGCCATTAGTATAACCGCTTCCTCCAGATAATAAACTTAATGTGCTTACAGAGTTTAAACTAGTTCCTCCTAATATAACTGATATATCACCTGTTACACCGACGTATAATACAGATCCGTTTAAATTGTTACCTAAAACACCTGTTTGATTTTGAAAAACCCAAGCAGGTAATGCGTTTGGAGCACCTACTAAACCTGTTAAAGGCATAGCCATTCCTATAATACCGTCATTTGTTGGAAATTGTCCCATTTTTTATTTTTTTTATTTGTTACTTATTGTTTTATATTTTTCTACGCCACGCGAACCAAAATAGGCTACATAGACTGTTGCGGTTAACGTTTTTAATAAACTTATCCACTCTTGCTCTACTGTAAATGATAATGTTTCATGACTATCAACCCATATAAAAGCTATAGTCATTACAGTTAGAAATATTAAAGACATTGGTCGCGTGTTTTTTGAAAGCCATGAATCACTTTTCATATCGCTCTCCCAACGTTTTGAGATTTCTTGCATTTCTGTCATATCTTGTTCTAATAACATCAATGCTTTTTCTTTAAACTCTGTGGGTAAGTTTTCGTCTTTGGTTATTAAATTTTTAACTAAACCAAAAACACCAGCGTCTGGCAATACATCACCAGCTAAGTCTAATATACCTGGAGCAGCTTTGCTTAAAAACTTTCCAACTTTAGTTTCGTTAAATTTTTTTTTCATTTATTGTTTTCTTTTATAATGTAAAACCATGTTTGACGAGCCTGTTAATGTAACTTTTAATTTATTTTTGTTTACTTTTTCATAAACTGCATCACAGTAATAGTTTTTAGTTTCATCTGTAAATTGCCAAGCTATAAAAGTATATAGTTTATTGTTTTCAGCTTTTACAAATTCTTCTGGTGAATAATCTGTTTCAATTTTTTGCTCTCCATTATATGAAGTTCTAGTAATCAACCTGTAGTTTAGAAACTTAAAATGATCTTTAGAAAAATGTTTTGATATTATTAATGTATACTCTGTTTGGTCACTTTCCCAAGTACCTTTAAAGTTTTCATATTCAGATTGTGAAAATAAAGTTGTAGTAAAAAGCAAGCATAATGTTAAAATAATATTTTTCATATAATTAAATTTAAGTGTTATATTAATATAATTACATGTTTTTAATTTATTTACGTTTAGTATTTATTCTGTAGTACTTAGCCTATTAAATTTAGTTGAACCTGGAGATTTTTTTTCATTTCTTTTGGTTGTTAAAATAATTTCTTCTAACATTTCTGGTTGTATATTATCTATATTATTACCTACGTCTGCGCCGTAGAATTCTTGCATAAACTCAACATCTTCATCTTTTATGTAATCCTTATACTTGTCTGGTGTAAAATAAAATCTATCATAAAGTTTAAAACCACCAGTTAAATCGCCTTCTTGAGCAACTTGATTAACTAATTGCGCTTGTTTATATTGATCACTAACCTCGGTATCATCTGAACTCCATTGATCATTATATCCACCTTTTCCCGTAGCTTGAAAATCCCAAGAATCGCTAGTAGACATGTAAGGAAGTTTTTTATCCATCGCAAAACCAGTTCGTTGATGACCATAATCTGTATTCATAAAATCACTAGTCTGTCTGTCTTCTTGTCCATCACCATAAATAACAGGGGTTTCGCCGCTATATAACGATTCAAAAGCTTTATCTACCACCGGGTTAGGCTTATAACCTCCCATTTGACCATAATCTTCACCTCTATATAAGTCTTTATTTTTTGTAATATTTTTAAAATGAGAAGTATTCATCATAGAGTTTTCTATTTGAAAAGGCACTAATTGAGCATTAGTTAATTTATCATAATCATTTACCTTGCCTTGTCGCTCTTCATTTATATTAGAATTCACATTATCATTATAGTTTTTTAGTTTTTCTCTTTGATCCCAAGTTAAACTGTCTCCGTTTTCTTGTAATTTTTTTATTTTTAAAATGTCACTTGATGGAGGATTTTTTTTAACATATGATTTAAAAGCTAATTCTTTTGTTAATTCCTCACCCATAGCGTTGTTAATTTGATAATTATTAGCATTTTTATCAAATTCATCTCCTTTAACAGAGTATCTGTTTTGCCATTCATAAAAATCTGATTTTGGCTTATAAGGTGATTCTTTATATAAATTTGTACCAGCTTTACTAAAAAACTGATCTATTGGGTTAGCGTTTGATTTAGTCCAAGAGTTGCCATCGTATATATTAGCACCACCATCGTAATCAATGTTTGATGGAAATAAATTAGCAACGTGTTGTTCAAAAGTGTCTGGATCTGGTAATACATATCCGTCTGCTTTTTGATCGTTGTATTCTTTAAGATATTCATTATAACTTTTTTCTTTAACGCCTGAATCATAATTTTGTAGGTTTACTTTACTATACCCACTAGACTCTTTCATTTTGTTTTTAGTCTCTTCAATTAATTTTTCTTTTAAATATGGTATTTTCATAGCCATACTTATAGTAGACGGATTGTTATAAGAAAAATTAATAGCTTTTTCAAAATTAGTATTATTTTCGTTATTATTAGCGATAGGTCTTATATATGTTCTAGCGTTATAATCTTGTTTTGTTGTTGGTGGTTCCATATTACTAACCATCTGAGTAGTTATATTTCTTGGGTCTAATTTTTGTAGTTCTTCTGTACTATATTTTTTTCTTGGATCTATGACTGTTTGTTTTTTGTCAACTCCATTTTCTTGTTTTATAGGGCTAGTATTTAAACCGTTTTGTAATCTTTTAAAAAAATTCTTTTTTAGTCCCATATTTACGCTTTTTTATATGCTTCTTTTTCCCAAGGTAAATTTTTAGCACCTTCTTTCATACTAGCTCTTGAATACTTTTTACCTTTCCAATATACATTATCATCATCATAATCTAGGTCACCTCTTTTCATTTGTTCTATATGTACCATTTCGTGATCTGTAACGTCTTCTTCTTGTTTAGGGTCTTTAATATTTTTATTTATTAATATACTACCATTATTTGTAGCCATACCCAATGTCCCATCTTCCATATCAACGTGTAGTATGGGCGTGGACAATTTACATGCGCAATAAGGCGCGCCTTTCATTTTAAAACTCATACTTGTTTATTTAATTTAAATATCCCCGCAACAACCAAGTCACGGGGTATTTAAAGTTAGTTAATTAACTATGCTATAACTAATGCAGATATTTTTACGCCTGTAACGTTTTGTACAATTGACATAATGCCCCCTGGATTAGCAGTAACAGCTGAAATAAATTGATCAGCCCACTCTTTACCTTTTCCAGTAACTGTAAATAAATAACTTTTTCCGTCAGCGAAAACTGTAAAGTTGTTAGCGCTACCACCTCCGTTTACTATTCCTTGATAAACAGAATCAACGTTTCCAATCAATATGTCTGAAAGTTGGTTACCAACAGCAATATCTGCTGCTTTAATTTTAATGTAATTTGCCATAATTTTTGTGTTAAATGTTAAATGTTAAATGTTAAATGTTTTGTTTAATTTACACGGTTTATTCCGTTTTATTATTTTTTCATACCATATAAGTTTCTAAGCGCAGGCATAATGCTTGTGTTTCCGCCTTCATCCTTAGCGTATCCTTGTCCAGTAAGATTCATATCATCACTTAGTACAGGATTTGATAAATCTTCACTCATTCTAATTGGTTTTTCTTTAGCTATAGCAGCTTTAAATTCTGGACTAGCATCGCTAGCCAATAATTTTTTTTGTGAAGCAATAGTTACTTCTTTTCCTGCTGGATCTCCATAATCATTCATTTTAGCTGGATGATTCATCATTCCTTTGTTATAAAGAACTCCTTTGTTTTTAGCAGCGCTTTCTTTAGCTCCCGTTAAATACTTTGTTATGTTTTTAAACGGATGACCGTCATGGTGTTCAGCACCTGTTGAATTATGACCATCATAGTTATAACTACCGTGAGCATCATCAAATAAAGCTCTAGCATGGCCTAAGTGACCTTCTTTTTGTTGTTTTTTACCTCTTTTTACGTCTTCTTCTTCCCAAGAATTTGTTTTGTGTGACATTTTTTTAATTTTTAATTGTTTATGTTAATTTTTTGGTTTTTGCTTTGGATCTTTTATAGCAGGTGCATTGATCATATTATGATATCCTTCTATTTTTTTAGTTATCATATGAGAATATTGATTAGAGTGTTTAAATCTTTTGCCATCACCAACAAAATCTTGAATAGGATATTTATATTCTAAACTTTGTCTAAAATTTTTGTATTTTTTAGCGTTGCCTTTATCTAATTCATAGTTATGAAAATGATTAGCAGCGCCACCATGACCACTTGTTTTTAATGGACTTTTTTTACATATTTTTTTTAAAATACCCATTATTCCATTCCCACGCCTCTAGATCCTTTTGCTAGTTGAGTTATAGGTCCAGCTTTGTACATTGACGGAGCTTTTAATATTTGCATTCCATTTATTCCGTTACTAGCTCCTTTACCGTGAGGTCTACCAGCTTGATCTAAAGGTCCGTCCCATATATGAGATTCACCTACCACGCCAACGTGTTGACCTGGTTTTAATTTTTCCATTGATGGATCGTATTTATTACTATGCATATTTTTTTTTTAACTTAGTTTGTATAATTGTTCTAATTTGTTTTGTGGATTTTGATCAACAATAGGTTTTGACATATCTTTTCCTGTTGCTATATCCATGCTTGAATCTATAATATCTGATTCAGTACTTGGCATAGTAGACATAGGTTGAACAAATGGTTGTGGAGCCTGTGATTGATCTGTAATCATTGCTTGTTGTTTATTAAAAGCACTACCGTCTGGGTTAGTTGGCATGCTTACCATGTCTGGATGATTATTATGAGCGTTCATAGTAGTTTCATTTCTTATCATAGTGGGTTGAAAACCTGCAGAACCACTAAACATACTAGCTGATTGATTACCATATTGTTGGTTTGGATATAATGGATTTAACTGCCTAAAAGGCGGAACTTTATATGATCTTTTTCTTCTTGCCATTATTTAAACGTTACTAGGCGCGTCACCTTGATTTACATTAAATTTATTTTGTCTTTTTTTAAGTCTTGCAACTTTTTTTGATTTTCCTTCCGTTTCTGCTTGTGCTATTCTAGCGTTGAAAGAAGGATTTGTTCTTTTATAAGTACCAAAAAAATTACTTCTATTTGGGTCGTTTTTTAAATTAGCACTATAATCTGTAATACCATCATCTATACTATCCATAAAAGAATATTCAGGTTCGTTTTGTGTTACTGCTTTTGGATTAGAATAAGTCATGTTTTTCATAGACGGATCCATTGCAGAAACTCTAGCTATTTGTTGAGGTATAGTTGATGCTGAAGCTATTATGTTTTGACCAGTCGGCATTGTTTGTCTATTGCTTACAGTTGGAGTTCCGTTTGAATTAAAAACTGAATTATACAATTGCATATCAGCAGAAACTTCTTTAAGTGGGACATTTATTGATCTATTTCTTTGATCAAAATTACCATGTATGCCATCGGCAGCTTCTTGTGCCCTGTTTGTGAATGGAGTTTGACTATTTATTTTCATAATTTGTTATCTTTATTAACATTTTTTATAGAGGTAATTAAAACTTTATTAATATACGAATCACCTTTCATTATTTTGTTTCTTCTTAAACTAGTAGGTATATCTTCGTCACCTAACATTATTCTGTATATTCTACTTATTAATTGTTTAAGTTTAAAAGAAATTGTATAAATGTTGTATTTTTGTGTTGTTCTATTTCTATGTCTCCATACTATTATCCAACCTTCTTTTAATAACTTATTCCATCTTCTGTTGTTCCAACTATAAGAATAAGTACCCATTTTAAAATCTTTTTTAGTAAAATGGTTTATACAATCTAAATATATTAATAATTCTAACTCAGCGTCATTTAAGCCGTTGTTCTTACAAGCCCATTTGCGTATTATACGGTAATGTTTTAACAAGCAAAGATTTTTTAAATTGCTTGCATCTAGCTTTCTCATAAAACAACGACAACATCATTAGATTTAATGACGTGATAAGTTTTTTTATTAACTTCTATTTTGTGACCAGCGTGTCTATCAAAAAAAATTATATCATCTTTTTTTAATCCATTAATCTCATCACCTACTGAAAATATACTAGCTTGTGTGTATCTAATATCTTCCCTATGTTTTTCTCCAAGAAAAAGTCCACCTTCTGTTTTAGTAGTTTTTTCCTCTAGTTTTTCTATTATTAAATTTCTACCTATTGCCTTCATCTATTCTTAAATTATTAATTACACAATCGGTTGAAATTATTGTTGTTGCTACTGAAGCCGCGTTTTTTAAAGCGCATTTAGTTACTAGTAATGGATCTATTATACCTAATTCTACCATGTTTACCATATTTCCTGTAACAACATTTAAACCTAATCCTTCGGTTTGTTTTATTTTTAAAAACTTTTTATCACTGATAACAGTACCTCCGTTTTTTAATATAGTAATATAAGGAGCTGTTATTGCTTTTAACAATAATTTTTCACCAATAGATTCAGATTTAATTTTATGTGAGGCATTTAATAAAGCAATTCCACCACCTGGAACTATACCTTCTTTTATCGCGGCTTTTGTAGCACATATTGCATCTTCAACTCTATCTATTTTTTCTTTAAGTTCTATATCAGAATTTGCACCAACTTTTACTATAGCTATTCTAGCCGCGAGCATTGCTAATCTTTTTTCTAATCTTATAACTTTATCAGGTATTTTACATGTAATTAGTTCTTTTGAAATGTTTTTTATTATATGCAAAACATCATCACTTAGACTTTCTAATTGTAAAATAGTTTCAGTATCATCGGTTATGCTTTTTAAACAAGTTCCTAAGTACTCTGGTTGTATTAAATCCATATCATCACCTAAATCTTCGTTAATAACTTTAGAACCCGTTAAAAGAGCTAAGTCTTCAAACATTTCTTTTCTATTTAAACCCAAAGTTGGCGCTTCAATTACATTTATTTTTATATTACCTTTTGTTTTGTTCATTGCTAACGCAGACAAAACTTCAGGACCAATATCACCTATTATCAATAAAGGTTTATTGTTTTTAATAACATATTCTAATACTTTTTGTATTTGTCTTATATTATCTATTTGAGAGTCCACCAAAAGTATTGATGGATTTTCTAATTCTGCTGTTTTTTTAACTTGATTAGTTATAAAGTGTGGACTTATAATTCCTTTAGGATATTGTGATCCTTCTATCACCTCTAAACATGTTTCTCCAGATTGTGACATTTCCATCATAACCACACCGGTATTATTAACAGATCTAAATGCGTCTGCAATAAGTTTACCTAGTTTTTTATCATTATTTGTTGAAATAGTTGCTATTTGATCAATCATTAAGCCTTTTACAGGTAAAGATATTGATTCTAAATATTTTTCTACTTTTTCTACACCTTTTTTAATTCCATTCTTTAATTCTCTAGTTGTTTTTTCTGTATCTTTACATGAATAAACGTGACTTAATATAGAATGAGCCAATACGGTTGCTGTAGTAGTTCCATCACCAGCTTCTTGAACTGTTTTTCTAGCAGCTTGCTTTAACAAAGTGCAACCCATGTTCTCTATTGGATCTCTTAATATTATAGAATCAGCTACAGTTACACCATCTTTAGTTATAGTTGGAAAACCATTGGAATCTTCTAACAAAACGCACTGACCGCTAGCTCCTAAAGTGGAACTAACAGCGCGCGATAATGTTTCTATACCTTTAAATACTTTATACTTAGCTTCGTCACCAAAACTAAGGTTTTTTACTATCATGTCTGACATAATTTAATTTAATTTAATTTAATTTATTTTATTTAAAAGTTTTAACGACCTTTGGCCCATTAACATATTGAAGTTTTTTCTCATAGTGCTTTATTGATGCATCTATGGCAGCCTCAGCTCCTTCTAATGTTTCACGCCTTGTTACGTCGTTCCAAATATCTTTATTATTAAGATCTTGGTATTCGGTTTGAAAAAATCCATTTGATAATTGTACTATTCTCCAGTGTTTTTTTTCTGAAAGATGTTTCCAAAAATTAATAGTTTCTTCATTGGGTTGTGGTTGACTACTCCACGAACTAGTCTGGTAATAAAATGTCATTGGTTTTGGTTTTAAGTTAACATTTGGTTATTGCTCTTTCCCGAGCCGGGTATATTTGTATTATCACTTGTTTTAAGTGATATTTACCTATTCAGCTTCTTCCTCTTCTACTGG